CTATTGGTTAAATTTATTGTTTCGTTTGACTGATTTATTTTGCGCCATGTCTCAAACCGTCATGAGTATCGTTGACCGATTGAGTGAGCCCCAGTGGTTTCGAAACGTAGAGTCTATGTCTAACATAGCTCTACCGTGGGTATTAACCACGTTAATGGCGTTCTACTTGTTCGTGCCACCGATCCTTGGCGGGTTGAGGCGGGTCGCGCGCAACCTAATCTGGTTAGTTGTTTCTGTGAGGATGGCTTGTAAGGTTTTCTGGAGGAATACGCGTGACTCGTTTTTAGGACAACCACGATATAACCCTGAATCAACCATGCCGGGGTCTCCCTTCGTGCCAGTGAGTAAGCTACCAAAATTTCAGTGTATGGTTTTGGGCAACTCGCGTGCGGGGGCTGACCCAGTGCAAGTGGGCGTGGCGTTCCGGTTTGAGGACTGGATTGTCACCGCTTGGCATGTCGTGGAGTGTTGTTCTGAAATGTGGTTATCTGTGGAAGGTGAGACGGTCCCTATATCAAAGAGTTCATTTGATCATTTGGAGGGTGATATAGCTTATGCCCCATTTTCGAAGGACTTGGGTAGGTTGGGACTGTCGAAGCCAAAAATAAGAACTGCAGGAACCGGTAGATTTGATGAGGCTTATGTTCAGGTGGCTGGAGGGTCTCCATTGTCACAGACCAATGGAGCACTTAAACCAAGTCGGAGTTTTGGATATGTGCGTTACACTGGATCCACAAAACCAGGATTCAGCGGGGCCCCTTATTATCAACATGTCTTTGTGTATGGAATGCATTTAGGGGGAGGCACTGAGAACTTGGGCTTGGATGCAACGTATTTGCACTCTATGCTACTGGCCACACGAGAATCGACGCCGGATATCCTTGACAAGGTGATGTTTGGTAGGCAACCGATTGCGGTTAGGAGTTTTGGAAATAAGTACATGGCTAAGACAGGCTCCGGCTATAAGAACATAATGTATGAAGATTATGTAGAGCTGTCTAATCAAGGACGTTCTTGGGCGGATATGGTTGAGGATTATGAAGGAGAGGCTAATTTGATGTATGATGATGAGGAGCCGACACTTCAGGAAAACTTCAACAGGGCTGCTCTTCGAGCAGCCCGTGTAGCTGCCTCAGAGACATCGTCCCAATTGTCAGTTATCAGCGGAGCTGTGTCAAGCCGGTGTATGCGAAAGGATACCGAAATTCAAGAGTTGCGAGATCAGATCTCCCAGCTCCGAAAGTTGCTTATAAATTACCACGAACAGATTCTTGTGCAGGGAAAAATTCCTACTCAAACCACAGAGACATCCACAAGCGAGTTAAAGAAACAACAAGAGAACCTACGGCAGAAGAGTTCAGGGCAGTTGTCGAAAACACAAAAGAAAAGATTGCGTCAACGTCTTTCAAAGAATATAACTGGCGAGCCTTCGATGAGAATTTTGAAAGAGCACTCAGGGATCTTGACCCAAGATCAACCCCCGGCCTATGTGACTTACAAAGGTACGGTACGTCCATTGGAGAAATCCTTGGATGGGATGGGATCAGGTACACAAGATCTGAGGTCTTGGCTGTCTTCAAGTGTGAAGTACAGCGCCGAGTCAGGAGCCTTGAAAGGGGAGAAGCTCTTATCTTCGACCCAATCAAGATCTTCATTAAGCAGGAGGCGCACAAGCCGTCAAAAATTGGAGTAAGGGAGCGGCTTATTCAGGCGGTTTCCATGGTTGACACAATGGTTGACCGTCTGCTCTTCCAAGAGTGGACGGCCAATGTTTTGAAGAAACATATGGATTTACCGCTAGCTATGGGCTGGGCCCCCATTTCTGGTGGCTATAGGCAACTATTGCGTAGGTTCCCGGGTAAGGCCTTAATGGCTGATAAGTCATCCTGGGATTGGACAGCGCAGAGTTGGGTCTTTGAAGCCTTATTAGCCGTTCTTTTTGAGCTTGGACCGGATAATGATTGTTGGAGACGTGTTGCTCGTGGTCGTTTCAGAGCTTTGTTTTATGAGGCGGTCATGCAGTTTTCGGATGGTACTCTAATCCAACAGGATTATACAGGAGTTATGAAGTCAGGGTGTTTTTTAACACTGGCCGGAAACTCCGTGGCCCAATTGCTACTAACATCCTTGGCTAAGCTTAGGCTGGGCTGGAGTGATAGTGGTGAGTTTTGGGCTTTGGGAGATGATACCATCGAGGATGTTGTTCCTGATGTTGAGCGTTACGTTAAGGAGCTACAGAGCTGTGGCTGTGTGATCAAGGAGTACAGCGTGTCAGATGTTCTGGAATTTGTGGGATTTGTTTTTCATCGGGATTCAATTCCTACACCTTCTTATGTTGATAAACATGTCTTCCAGATTGAACATATTGATGATGCCGTTTATGAGGAAACTTTGCAGCAGTATCTCCTACTGCACTTGAACTCCCCCCTGAAACCCTACCTAGATAGACTTGCAGAGCGCGAACCCGCCGGCACTTTCATGTCAGATCAGAAGTTGAAACGGATCTGGCTTGGTTAGTGCTTGTCATGTGATTACCATCACAAAATCCTCCTCTGAGGGCCCCCCC